CTGTCGTTGGCTGAGTTTAGTTAACCTTTCACACCATCATTTCACCCACAATGCTATTCTACACTGAGCGTCTCACCAAAGTACTCTCTGAGCGTTTCGACGATGTAACTGAGATTAACGATGTTGCTATCCACGGGTGTAGTGGTGGTGTGTCTGGTTTCATCTATCACAAAGAGTGCAACGATTTCTTTAATGAATACGAGGATGACATTGAGGATGTTTGTTATGACATGCTCGGTGATGAGTGGATGGTAACTCTCATCAAACACGCCAAGATTACCGACATTATGTCACTCAAGACACATGCAGTTTGGTTTGTCGTTGAGACTTATTGTCAGTCAATTGTACAAGATTGTGAGGAGTATTGCGTCGCTTAAGTACAAACAACCTCATTTCACATACATCACAAGGACGCAGCAATGACTACTGAATTACTCTGGCGTGTTGTTGGTTACGATACCAAACAGCAACGCAATCAACAGTTACTATACTGGAAAGATACAAAGTCACAAGCATACGAAACAGCAACTAAGCTGCATCCTAATCTTGATGTCTACTTTGTATCACGTGTTCCTGACGATGACATTTCTTGGATGAACTGATGGTTGCTAGAGAAACTCTAATCAATGCACTTTACTGGTTTGCCAACCGTAGTCAAAATGCAATGCACGATTGGAACACTAACATCTTCAATCAACTTGCACTAATTGATGAGTATGACTATGAGTGAAGAGCAAAAGTTTGAAGAGTTGATGACACTACTTGCTATGTCTGGTGAGTTCCAAGAGTCTGAACTTGAGTATCATGTGCACGAGATTATGGACAATCCACACATCTACCCTGAGTATTTCTGATTATGTACGCAGTACTTCAAGACGATGAAGTTGTGGATTACTTCAAAGATAAAGATGAGGCAGAGTATGTAGCCTTTGAGCAATTTGAGTTAGGCTACACTGACCATCTTTACGTTGTACAAATTATCTCCAAATATGACTGAAACTAACATCATCCTCGCAGTCATTGGCTGCGTAGGTTTATTGTCTACGCTTGCAGTTTATTCCCGTGCGAATAGTGCTGTAACTAAATACGAGAAACAGCTGACTAAGTGATGACTAAAACCAAACCAATCACACGCTACACTCGCGCTGGACGTGATGGTAAACTAATCATGTGTACATGTAATGCTCTCCGTCGCGTCTATCATTTCTCTTGGAGTGCATCCCAATGCCAAAAGTGTGGCAACATGATTGACAAATACGACTACAAAGAAGTAATTACTACATGACTGAATCACGCGAATGGTTGCTACTCAATGCTGTAGAATGTTGGCTACATCATTACACAAACGTTGGAAAGTTTACCGATCAGTATATCGAATTACGTGATGAGTTCCGCCTGAAGGTACAGCAAACAGATGCTGATCAAGATCTCAAGGACGCACCAACAGAAACTCCTCCCAAACGTACAACTCGTAAACGCACAACATCATGAATCACATTCATCCGCCACGCCTATACGAGGTGACCCTAAGTTCAGGCACTATGCATCTGCTAGCGCCCGACTCTGAGAGTGCAGCATGGCAAGCTCTAGAGTTGTCCCAAGAACGCAACGATGAACTAATCAATGTGAGGCAAGCTGATGAGTGGTAAGTATTACCCTAACAACTGGGAGCACTACAAAGATGCACCTGATGAGATGTTTGAACCTCATACATTTGAGGAAGTTATGTCTTGGAAGGTAGCCGGTTGGGAGCTGCCATCTTCTGTGTGTTGTATCATACGTGAAGAGACTCCTCGTGGTAAGATCAAAGAGTATGTCTATCAAAAGCAGTATGCTGCTGAAGCCAAGGTTAAGCGTTTGATGTCAGAGGGTGCTGAGTTCACCGTCTGTACTGACTCTGCAATTCACTACATTTCACCCGGAAACACTGATGTCATTGATTACGATTGAACAGTTCTATGAGCTTGAAGAGGATTATCCTGAACTAGCTCAGTTTTATCACATTCACACCGACGAGGATAGCTTTATTGACGACACAAGCAGAGATTGATGCACAGATCAAGTTCGAGCGTGAAGCTATCTCACAGGGGCTACAGAAGCTTCACAAGAACACACGAGATTTAGAGAACAAAGAGTATGCATCTGCTAGTGTGTATGGTGCAGCGTCTATTGACTCACTCCTTCCCGTTGTAGTAAAATACATTGAGGATACTACACATGATAGGCTAACTCGTGGTACTGGGCATCAATTTCAGCTCATTAAAACTTATGTATCACAGCTAGAACCATTAGCATCTGCTACTATTGCACTCAAGATAACGTTCGATAAGGTATTCTCATACAAAGATAAAGCTAACCAGCTTGTTAACGTGTGTGATGCTATTGGACATGCGGTTGAGGATGAGTGTCAGATGCGTCACTATGAAGAAAATGCGCCTGGACTTCTAAACACGCTCAAGGAGAACTATTGGCACCGATCTATTGGTACACACCAAAAGCTTGTTGTCATTCGTACCTTGATGAACCGCTATGATGTCAAGAAATGGCAATGCTGGGGCAGAGATAACCGCGTTAAACTTGGAGGTTGGCTACTTGATTGCATCATGCAGACTAGCGGCTGGTTCGAAAAGTTCAACGTTCGAGAAGGCAAAAAGACTGCACAGTACGTTGTCCCAAGCGCAGCCTTTATGGACATCAAGGACGCACTGATGCGTGATGCTGAGTTATTCAGTCCTCTTGCGTGGCCTATGCTTATCCCACCAAATGACTGGACAAATGAATCAGCTGGTGGGTACCTTCTGAATGAGGTAATGAACGGTCATGATCTAGTCCGCAGAGGACATGACTGCCGTATACAGGGGGAGAAACCCCTAGAGTTTTTAAACAAGATTCAAAAGGTTTCTTACCGCTTAAATCCTTTTATTGTAGAAGTAGCTGAGAAGTTAGATGAGTTAGGAAGAGCAGTTGGTAAGTTCTTACCTATAGCTGATCATCCCTTACCTCCTAAACCAGTAGATATTGCAGAGAATGCAGAAGCTAGAAAGTCTTATAGAAGACAGGTAGCGGAAGTAATGAATCTACAAGCTCAAGAGTTTAGGAAGTCATGTAGAACTCGGATGACTATGGAAGCAGTGAAGAGGTTTAAGGAAAAGGATAAGTTCTATATTCCGTGGTCTTTTGACTACAGAGGTAGAGCATACCCAATCCCTGCCTTCTTAACTCCACAAGATACAGACTTTGGAAAAAGTTTGTTGAGAAGTTATGAAGAGTCTTTCATGACTCCTGAAGCTGAAGACTGGTTAGCGTTTCAAGTAGCTACTACTTTCGGTCTTGATAAAGCTCCAATGCAGGAGAGACTGCAATGGGTAAAGGATAATAGCACATTCATCAAGCGAATAGCTTTAGATCCTATTGGTTGTCTTTCTGATTGGGAGTCGGCTGATGAACCTTGGCAATTCCTTGCAGCTTGTGAAGAGTATTACCATTGTGTCGTTGCTTGTGACCGAAACTTTACAGGATTGTTTGTTGCTACTGATGCTACTTGTAGTGGTCTTCAGATCCTAGCTGGATTAGCTAGAGATAAGTCAACTGCACGTCTTGTTAACGTCCTGCCTGGCGATAAACCACAGGATGCTTACAAGGTAGTTGCAGAGGTTGCTAAACCTCATTGTCCTGAATCTATCCAGCCTCACCTATGCCGAAAGGTGGTGAAGCGAGTAGTCATGACAGTGCCTTACAATGCTAAACCTTTCTCCAATCGTGGATACATCAAGGACGCACTGAAGGAAAAGGGTATTGAGATTGAGAAAGACGATCTTACCGCTACAGTTAAAGCAGTAAGAGATGCTATGGAGGTTGTCGTACCTGGTCCTATGGCTGTCATGTCATGGATTGAGGAAGAAGTCGCCAAGGCTATTGACAACGGTAAGACAGAGCTAGAGTGGACTACTCCATCTGGGTTTGTCGTTGTGCAGAAGCTGATGAAGAAGCAGAAGGTAACAATCAACCTTCAATTGCTTGGTCGTTGTCAGCTTAGCGTAGCCGTTGATGATAGCCAGCAGGTTGACAAACAACATCACAAGAACGCAACAGCGCCGAATCTGATTCATTCATTGGATGCATCACTTCTCCACCTGGCAGCGTTGCGATTCAACGCACCTATTGCTCTTATTCACGATTCTGTGCTTTGTCGTGCAACGGACATGTCTACTCTCAGCTCTATCGTGCGAGAGACTTACATGCACCTCTTTGCAGAGCATGATTACCTACGAGACTTTGCCCAACAGATAGGGGCAGAGACTGAACCACCGATCATCGGAGACTTAGAGCCTGAGTCGGTTATCGAAAGCACATATTTCTTCTGTTGAGGCTTAGCCTTGCTCCATAAATAGGAGCCACGCTACCAACAATATGAAGAAGAATATGAAACGCTGTATTAAATGTGCCCTGGAAAAAGATTTATCTGAATTTAGAGCGCACCCACAGACAAAGGATAAACTTCAATCGTGGTGCAAAGCCTGCACTCAGGTTGTAGTTGATGCCAATAGAAAACGCTGCCCTCGTACATCATTTCATTACCAAATAAAACGGAAATATGGTATAACTATTGATGATTACGAGAGGATGCTTGAAGATCAAGGCGGTGGCTGTGCCATTTGTGGTGAAACCAACCCTTTAAAAGGGAAGAACTACTTATGCGTAGACCACTGCCATACAACAGGAAAAGTCCGAGGGATACTTTGCCACGACTGTAACACAGGTCTTGGTAAATTCAAAGATTCCGAAGAGTTTCTCCGTACCGCAATCAATTATCTTTCCACCTAAATGACCCGCACCATCCACAAAACCGAACAGCCTGTTGTCCTTGAAGGTTACCAAGCTGTACTGAAGCCTAGCAAGTTTGGCTATTCGTTGTCTGCTATTGTCGATTCTACCATCGTTGATGCGCTGGAAGAAGATCGTGCTGAGTCTCTCAAATGGGCAGAGACTAAGCTGAAGAATCCTAAGCGTTCTACCCTCAAGCCTGAGCCTTGGGAAGAGGTGTCTGAAGGCAAGTACAAGGTTAAGTTTTCTTGGAATGAAGATAGCAAGCCTCCCGTTGTTGATACTGAGGGTACTCACATCACCGACGAGTCTATTCCTATGTACTCTGGTAGTCGTGTGAAGCTCGCCTTCTATCAGAAACCCTACATCCTCAAGGATGGTGTCACCTATGGCACGTCTCTGAAGCTTGTTGGTGTACAGCTTGTGTCGTTGAACACGTCTGCGGCTGTTGACACCGGCGACATGGCTGCTGAAGACGTGGCTGCTATGTTCGGTACCACTCAGGGTTTCAAAGCCTCTGAGCCCAACGTGACGCCTCTGGTGGAAACCTCTGAGGAAGACGACTTCTGATGTTTCGTTCAGGCTTAGAAGAGAAGGTCGCAAGCCTTCTCAAAAGCTTGAAGGTACCTTACGAATATGAGAACCACAAACTTGCATACGTCCTACAATGCAACTACATCCCCGACTTTCTTTTACCGAATGGCATCTTTCTCGAAGTGAAAGGACGCCTGACGAGCGAGGATCGACGGAAGATGATTGCAGTAAAGAAGAGCAATCCCGACTTAGATATTCGATTCGTCTTTCAAGCACCCTTTAATAAAATCTACAAGGGATCCAAGACTACCTATGCCAAATGGGCAGAGAAGCAAGGATTCCCTTGGACCTCTTACACCACCATACCAATCGAATGGCTCACCTAAAGTACGGCACTCCTGAGTTCTATTGTGAACACTTCAGCGATCTACTTGCTGATGTTGATGGGCAAGATCCTGCCACTGCTGATAGCATCATACAAGGATTCCTAACTGCCGTTGACGAATGGTTTGATTATCACGAACGACAAGCCGATGCATACGCAAAACTCCGAGAGCGAGTTCGTGAGGCACTTGCCGTGTGAGACCTGTGGCTCATCAGATGCAAACTCTTTGTATTCTGATGGGCACACTTTTTGCTTTTCGTGCAATTCGTACGGTCACACCGAACAAGATGTCCACATTCATCAAATGTCCACCAATATACAGATGCGTGGCTCAGCCGAGCGGCTGCAGAAACGACGCATTTCAGAGAAAGTCTGCCAGCAATACCGTATCCACAAGGATGGTAACGTGCTGCGCTTCCATTACTTCAGTGAGTCTGGAGTATTAGAAGGATGCAAGATCAAGACTAAAGACAAAGTATTTACTTACGAAGGTAATGTCCCCGGAACACTCTTTGGACAACATTTGTTTCCCGCCACTGGAAAACGAGTTGTCATTACAGAAGGCGAACTCGATGCGGCTTCATGTCAAGAAGCTATGCCGGGGTGGCCGATGGTATCTTTACCTAGCGGTGCCGCAGCGGCCAAAAAGTCGATTCAACGGGTTATCCCCTGGCTCCAGGGTTACGAGGAGATTGTCCTGTTCTACGACAACGACGGTCCAGGCCGTAAGGCGGCGGAGGAATCGGCAAGCGTATTGCCACCTGGCAAGTGCAAGATTGCATCGCTCCCGAATGATTACAAAGATGCGTCAGACGCCCTCGTTGCCAATGACGCTCAAGCGATTCGTGAGGCTATTTGGAATGCAAAACC